TGGCGGCTGGTTGAAGGGTAGGGCTGATGCTCAAGCCGCTACTGCAAAGCTAAAGCTAACAGAGGCAGAAGCGAAAGCGAAAATAATGCTCTCAAAAGAGACATCAATCGCCGACTGGGAAAAGATTATGGCACAAGGTTCTCAGTCGAGTTGGAAAGATGAATGGCTAACCATACTGTTTTCAATACCACTTATTCTTGCTTTTTGCGGTGAGTGGGGGCGCGGTGTTGTAGCTGAAGGTTTTGCAGCGTTGGAACAAATGCCAAGCTATTACCAATATACGTTAGGTGTCATTGTAAGTGCGAGTTTTGCGGTAAGGTCAGCAACTAAGTTTTTTGGAAAGAAATAAGATGGAAATGTGGCAATGGATAATGCTGTTTTCAGCGGTCAGTTTAAACACTTTGGTCAACTGCTTACGTTTATATTTGGAGAGTAAGCGGTGAAAATTAAGGATATGGGCTTACTATTTGCAATGGCTGTCCAGTTGGTTGCACTGGTCTGGTATATCAGTGGGCTAGTGCATGACATAGAACACTTAAAACAAACCGTATCAGCCCAAGATGAAATGATACGTCTCATAGATCAGGATGTAGATGATCTATGGACGTTCTGCACCTTTACTGAAAACAAATGGGCTGAAGCATATTCAAGCGACATGGTATATCAAAGATTATGCGGTGATAAAGAAGTAATGGAGTAACAAATGCAAGATAACTGGGAAATGTTTTTCGATATGCTGATTAAGCATGAAGGTGGCTTCACAGACGATCAGCGTGATAATGGCAATGCCAAAGGCGATGGGCATGGTAATGAAGGTTCTACCATGTGGGGCGTTACAGCTTGGAACTGGGCTAAATACACGGGCAAGCCAGCGCCAAAAGAAGTGATGAAAGCGTTGACTAAAGAAGATGTGAAGCCGCTATACAAAAAGAATTACTGGGATGTAGTAAAAGCCGATCATTTGCCGTCTGGAGTTGATATAAGCACTGCTGATATGTGTGTTAATGCTGGACCTAGTAGAGCCGCTAAAATACTGCAAAAAGCTACTGGTGGGCTTACTGTAGACGGTGCCATTGGTAAAATGACCATTGCAGCGGTACATGACCGTGATCCAAAAGAAGTATTGGACAATTACTATTATGGCCGTCAAAAGTTTTATGAAAGCCTAGATGATTTCCAGCATTATGGAAAAGGTTGGACAAGGCGTAATAAAGAGACGTTAGAATTAGCCTTGTCTATTGTTTGAATTACATAGTCTCTTTTATTGTCAACCCAATACGCATTGCTATCTGAGGAACAATTGCGTTACCTAATCCTTTAAGTCGGTGTGCCCTAACGGGTATCCCATGAGCCACTCTACCCACGTCGGGTTCAATGTCCCACCACCCTTCCCAGGGGCTTCCGCCTTGTGTTC